CTCCACCATTTACTACCGGCACCTGCTGGCATTGTTCCTGGGTACTGCATAATAGGGGTAACCTGGAATCTAGCTTTTAGCGCAGTATAAGCTTCCTTTGCAGCCATCTTTGTTTCGTTTGAAACCACTTTTCCATATGAGGGAGCAATTCGAATAGCCAAATTTGTATAAATGGCCTCATTGGCTGCATCAGGAACCATTGTTAACTCTGATAAACTGCTTTCTTCTGGATTACTTGGTAGTGGGTATCCTATTCGGATACCCTCAGCATTCCATGTTGCCATCATCGAGTCTAACCTTTGAAGCGCAAACTCATACTGTTCAGGTTGCTGGTCAAATTCATAGGAAGCTAGACCTATTTCATTAAATGCCTGCTGTATAAATTGAAGCTTTGTCCAGCTCATTTATTTTTTTTCTTTCGTCCACGTTTCATAGACTCTTTTACAGTATCCCCATCAGAAACTCCATCAGAACTATCGTTATCTTCCTCATCACTAAAAGTTTCGTGTTCAATTTGTAATTCTTCTTTTTTATTTACCGAATTTTTTGCTTCATCAGTGGTCAAAGCCCATCCTTCAGAAATCGCTTTTTCAATTTCCTCATTATTGTATTTCACTACTATATAGTCAAATTTATCCCCATGGATATCATGTTTCCCAGGGAATTTATAAAGCATTTGTGTTGGGTAATTCATTAACATTTACCGCCCTTCATTGGCTTTCCCTTTTTACCTTTTGGCTTTTTAGTTGTCATCGATTTACCCATGTTTTTCTCCTTATTGAACTAAATATGTAAATGAAAAGTACATCGGATGATTAGTAACATCTCCGGAAATAAACTGGAGTTGCGCCCGATCATTTGTCGAATCACCAAGTATGGCCGCCCCTTGTGCAGCAATTCCCGATGCAAAGGCTGTTCCTCCCACATTCTCTTGAGCTGAAATATTGGAAGCAACTGGAAATGAAATACCTAATTGAGTAGAAGTAGCTGCCAGAGTCGGATCAATCGCAACTTTCCCGCTAACCGTAATGACATTTCCAACGCGAATATACTGGCATTGATAGGCGGTGGTTGCGTCCAAATTCGCAACGCTGGTTAGTGTCGGGGTGTATGTTCCGGCGACTACCGCTCCAGAAGACAAAGAAAGTGCCGTGGCAGTTATTGTCCCATTAACCTGTAGCCTTGAAACTGGAGTTGTTGTCCCAATTCCAACTTGCTGGTCTTTGTCTATTCGGACCGCCTCAGCCAATCCCACTCCGTTATGAGTCAAAAACGCCACCTCGCCATGCCTTGATGCTTGACTGTGGTGGACACCAACAATTTTGGCATCGATTAATGAATTTGAGTTGTAGAACCCAACCGAAGAAAAATTATTATCTGTATTTGAAAGATTGTAAAAATTAAGTCCACTAGAATCCCCAGCTGTCGCCGCTAGGTTTGTTCCCGTGGAAGTCCCTTTAATGCTGATATACTGTTGAGCGCTTCCTGCTGTTCCAAACATAGAATTATTATCGGTTGTTGCTAATGTGGTAAGAGTACCCACTGTCACAAGATTTGAAGATCCAGCCCATGTACTCAACGCGGTATTTTCCACATTATTAAGAGAAAGCGACGATTTAATATTCGCCGAGCTTGATTGTGAAACTAAATAACGACCATTGGCTGTAAAATTAGCAACGCTTGCCGTTCCTGATCCTGTGAAATATGGAAGTTTATCGGCAGAACTTGTTAGACCTGCCAATGCTGCGAGGTTGGCATTGTACGCCTGCACATCAGTCCCAATTACAAGGCCCAGGCTAGTTCTTCCTGTGCTTGCGGTAAGATCTGTTGCGCCGCCGTCCCACTTGAGTCTGTCTGTATAGGCCGTATCCCAATTTGATGAGCTGTTTGTAATTACTGTAACGGGACTTGTTCCGTTACCCAATAAAATACCGGTCAATGAAGTCGCACCGGTCCCACCTTGCGCAACTGTGACAGCTGCTGCATCAGTCAGAATTTTGGCGTTTGAATTCGGGAGCGTGTAGGTCTTTTCTGAGGTTGTTGCACCAGAAAATTTGCTAAACCCGTTACCTGTTCCGCCGTAGGTTGAGGCTATAATTTGATCTAGAGCCGCCGACCCGTCGAAATTGTTGCCATAGATTGCCCGTGTAGTGGCTAGCGTGGTTGCTGTTGTCGCATTACCCGCTAGAGCACCTGTGAACGTTGTTGATGTCAGGTTATTTGTGTTTGAATTGTAAACCAGGCCTGCATTGTTGTTAGGCTGTAACGATTGCGAGCCGGATGCAGTAATAAATAGTGGATAACAGGTTGTATCTGTCGCTTCATTAATCGATTGGATGGTCTGCGGAACAATTGCCGCTGTGCCATCAAATGAAACCCCTCCTATTGTCCTCGCGGTTTGAAGAGCCGTTGCGGTAGTGGAATTTCCTGATAATGCCCCACTAAATGTTGTTGCTGCTAGCGCATTGGTAGTTGAGTTATATGTAAGCCCTGTATTATTTTTCGGTTGGAGTTGCTGTGTACCACTCGCTGTTATAAACAACGGGAAACATGTCGTATCCGTTGCCTCGTTTGCAGCCTCAATTGTTTGGGGTACAATATTTGCAGAACCATCAAAATTAACACCGCCAATTGTCCGTCCTGTTGCCAATACTGTTGCCGCACCAGCAGTTAATCCCGACGCTGTCCCTGTACAATTCGTAAGTACACCTGACTGAGGGGTCCCCAATACGGGGGTTTCCAGTGTAGGTGACGTAGCTAGAACCACGGACCCAGATCCAGTCGTTCCATTACTTAAATCACTTGCAGCAAGTTGAGCAACGGTAAAAGCTCCACCTGATGTCGTTTGTTTTACGACCTGAGATGTTCCTCCGGTTGAACTAAAATTTGTCGTTCCTGCTGGAAGAGTGATGGTATTAGTCCCAGCAGTAGCTGGTACCGTTAATGTAAGTGTTCCAGATGAAGAACCTGATAAAATAAGGGGTTTTACTGTTACCGATGAAGTAAAGTTTCCTGTTGCTGCTGAAATACCCTTTGTCAAGGTAAGTGTTTTACTTATAGCTACAACTCTGGTGTAATTTTGAGTTACTGCACCCGGCGGCAAATTACTACCATCTGCCTTAAATGGACCGTAATACAATTGGGCATGTACTGTCGTCGTAAAAAATAATAATGCTGCGATAATATACTTTTTCATCATGTCTCCTATCCTGGCGTCCAGACTCCGATAGCAGAGCTTACAATCCACCCTGAATCGTTCGTTGCTTCTAATCTAATTGTTGCCCCAACTGTCGTCTCATAAATGTATCCCCCACTGCTCCCATTCTCAGTGTATTGGCGAATAGTATCTCCTGACTGAGCTATGATTCTCATTCCGTCTGAATCAACTACAACAAAATTGTAAACGAGTCCTTCGGATGCTAGAGGTAACTCTATATAAACTAAAGCCGCCGCCCCTTCATTGGTGAACACATAACCACTTTGTGACTCTTCGATTTCATAAGGATCACCGACTCCATTGGTGACTGGAATAATTGTCTGAATTGATCCACCACCAATAATTGTCCCTGTTAATTGTATGTTTCCATCAATATCCAATGCCTGAGTCGCAGGAATCACACCAATACCTATTTTGTCGTCATATCGAGATACAATTTTAGGATCTGCACCGACTTTATAGGTGACGTTTCCGCCACCCATAACTTCTAGACGAACTTTCCTATCCGCATCAAAAGTCCCAAGCAATGCTGCACTAGAAGTAAACCGCGTTGCCTCTCTCCACATTTCTGGAGAATTAGGGAATGAAGAGTAGTACACAACGCAGGTTGCATTCTCCGCAGAGATAGCAACTTTCTGCCCTGTCGGAACCGTAAACTCTGTATTCCCATTTCCATAAATAATATTCATAACTACATTCCCTTAAGGCTTAGCCTACTCGGTACAAAGTCCATGTGGCAGTTCCTGTTTTCACAGCTCGAAATGGTGCAGAACTATTAAGACTTCCATCGGCTGAATATGCAGGGATGTCCATAGCTCCGACTAGTGTCCAACCAGTATTGGTTGTAACACTCGCATCTTCAGCATCCACAGTAGAAATGTTGATTACTGAAAAATCGAAAGAGTCGTTAGTAATAAAGTCAGGAAATTCGGTGTCCATATTGCTCGCTAATGGCAATTGCTGAGCCGAAGTGGCAGCAGCACCTTGATTAACAGTGATGATTCTTGCCTTCAATTCCGAAGCTTTTAGATTTGATGATGTTGTTTTTGCTATAGGTGCTACCTGTTTAGTCCCAACTAACCCACGTTGAATAAGCATCCCATCAATACCGGCGGTTCCACCGGCAGATGTTCCACCTGATCCAGGAGTATCTACAATTGAGCCACCAGCTCCACCGTTAGCAGTTCCGGCACTAGCAGCGCCGCCAGCTCCAGCAGTTCTCGAAAGTTCTCCTCCAGCACCACCAGTTGCCGACCCACTCGTTGCAGCTGTTTCTCCACCCACTCCGGCAACGTCAGATACTGAACCCCCATCTCCACCATTAGCAGTCCCAGTTCCGGTTTTTTCACCACCAGCAGCACCAACCCTTGATAAAGAGCCGCCAACAGTTCCCGCAGTAGTTCCACTACTAGCAGTAGAAGGAAGCCCTTTGATATAAAATGTTGAGTTAGCTCCAGTCAAAGCATCTGGCCAGTTTATAGAAATTGAAGGGGAAGCACCAACTTCATAATAAACGGGGAAAGCTCCAGCTGTAATTTTAAAGCTCTTGATGCTCGAAAATGTCCCCAAAATAACTTCTTCGTTATTTACTTCTGGATAACCTGAATAAACAGAAAATATACTTGGAATATTCGCATACAATTCAGCTGATTGAATAGAAGCAACCCCTTGTGTAAAAATTGCTATTTTTTCTCCAATTGGCACATCAATTTGAACGCTAGTTCCACTTAAAGGATAAACTATTCCCATGCTTTCTCTCCTATGACTGACTGAATAAAATGATACCTGACATTTCAGGTTGAATATTTGATACACCAAAGAACATGTCTACCCGATTGTCATAGACATAAGTCGTATTATTAAATTGCTTCGTCATGGTAATTGCGATCCCCTGCGAGGTAGCGGCATGTAAAACCTCAACTCCAGAATTAGGGTCAACAACGAAATTACCAGGGATAAGCTCTAAACTATCTTTTTGCCAGAATGGGTTCACGTATGCAGTTTCTGTATTCAAGAACGTGATTGCTGCACCATTAGCAGGAGTAGAATCTACGTTTTGGTATTGAAGTTCTGCGTCTGTTCCACCACCAGCCGAAACAATTGGTGGAGATATTTGTACAACACCAGTTCCACCATTTCCAGAGAAAATACCAGTGATGCGGAATGTTTTAAGTATAGGGGTAACATTTTTTGAGATATGCCCGATAGCGTATACCCCAGCAATTGTAAATGCGTCACCAACTTTAACCGTTCCAGATCCAACCGTAATCGAAAGCGGCTGAAATCTATTGTCAACGTTAGATTGCTCACCACTTGCCGCTGTTTGTGTCGCTTGAGGAACCCAGTATTGGTTAGCACCATTTATTGTTACTGAAACACCTGCCGCTTTTGTTAGGGTATTAGCATGTTGCAGTTTAAGGGCCTCAAATGATGCAATTTCACCAATGTAAGCACGGTCATATGCGGTCAATGTCTTACCTGAAAGAGTCTGACGTCCAGCTAAATTCCCCGCCATTTGGTTATAGTTACGGGTTGAAAGCGCAATCATTCTGTCCCAGTCTGGGATCTCTTGCTCATTCATCATTGACTCACATTCAGCAACGTCATCAAATCCACTTGCGGCGGTAGTTCTCTTTACTACCAATGTCCCTAACCCTGCCGCTGCATTCATAATTGCTTTGTTCAAATCAGAAGATAACCTTTGCTTAGCACTGTCATAGATTCTTTTTTGTTGTTGCATATCGTTGAGTTCTTGAGGCGTAATAACCCAGGGAACTGAACGATTTCTGTTAATTTGCACGGGGACAGATAGCTGAGTAGCACTTTGAAAACGCCCCGTCATGTCCGTACCCTCATACGATTGCATAATATATGGTTGTGGGCGCCAAATTGTGTTATTTGATCTTTCCATCATTTGTGAATTTGTTTTATAAACATTCACATTTTTTGAAAGTGTTAGCTGATCATCAAAACCAAGCACCATCTCATCGAACTGGACCCGTTCCTCTTTTGAAAACCTGTTTGTAGCCATATTATCCCTCTATTCTGCGCCTACCTTGCAGAATAGAGGGTAAAATCTACTTCCTCTGTTCTGCTCGGAGTTCGCGCTTGTATTCAATTATTTTTGATCTATCACCACTTCTTTCGGCTGCTGCTTCAAGACGTGATATTGTTGAATTTGCACTTTTAACTCCGCTTGCAGAGGTGCTAAAAACCTTCTCAGGCGCGGGGGCCTTTTTGTTTGTAATTTTCAATTGCGTCTCCAATCTTGTGATACTACAGGCGAATTTGATCGGGTTAGAAATGCCTGCGAGTTCTTTTAATTTTTTAGGGTTTTTCCCTAGGGCATACATAACATACGTGGGATTTTGTGCTCCAGATATTATGATGGCCTGCTGAACGGTCGAAAGCTCATCTAGTGCCACTTCTTCCGCATCTTCAAAATCATTTATTTTTATTTTTGTTTTCGCTTCACTGTATCGACTAAGCTCTGCATCCCATAGCTTCTGTGTTTCCTCTTCGGCTTTTCTGCTAGATGCCTTCTGCTCATCGATTTTACGTTGTCGCTCAAACCACTTTGCCAACTCTTGTTCAAACTTATCAGAATCATAGTCACACGCATCAAGGGTTGGCTTAACTCCCAAATCTATTGTCTCTGGAGGTAATACTTGATGGCTGTTTAGCTTTTGCTGGAACTCTCGATTTTGCCTTTTGAGCTCACGGTTTTGTTTCCGAACATCCTTAACCCATGCGGGTGTAGGTTGCTTTGATTCTTCAGTTTGAGTTGGCGATTCTCCTTCGATTTCAATTGATAATTCATCTTCTGATTCTCCCATCTCGGGTTCGTCTT